GAACAAGTGAAATGCCAGTTATTAGTAGGTGTTAGTGCTGAAGCGTCAATTACAAGCACATGCTTGCCATTCTCAAAAATCACCCTAACAGGCGCTAATTTAAAAGCGTTTCCATCATCATTAGTAACAATAGGATTGTATACAGTATCATTCAGCGGAAAGGCTATATTTGTAACTATAGTGCCATCAACCTTCAGCAGATTAGATAAGTCAAAAGCTAGTCTTTTGCCTGCAGTAACTAAATACAACTTAAGGACATTTAAAACGCATGAGTACGGATTTACTACATAAGATATTTCGGCCATATTACCGTCAGCGTCAGTAATACTTGTCTTTTGAACAGAAGAAGTGTAAGTTAAAGAAGCATTTTGAAGCTGATGTTTTAAACATTGAGCTATATTAGAATAACCGCTGTCGTTAGGATGGTAATTATCATCACTAACAAAATACTTTGAAAAATTCCAATTCCAACTACACCAGCCTAAATAATGCATACCAAATTGTTCACATTCTTTACTCATAATTGCATTTACCAGCCACTCATACCTAGCGGTATTTTTAATATTATATAAAGATTGCTGATAAAAAAATCTTATTTCACACCAAGCATAGTTTACCTCTTTACAGTTAGGAAAATGTTGTTTAACAAGACCCATAAATGCTTGAATGGCATCACCTATTTTTTTCGTTCCTAAAATTGCACCATCTTTGGCAAGTTCTCTACTTTCACCCCATGCACCAATAATATTGATGTGTGTAACCTTTTTATGATCAAAGCTTGTGTCATTTATAGCATCCTCTAAATGTGTTAAAAAAGTGTCATTAGCATGTTGACCATAATCAATAAAGCCTGTTCCGTCACCACTATATAATTTACTATCATCATAAATATCTTTAGTCAAGTGATAAAGGCCTTTATTATTAGAAGAGCCAACACCACGGCTATAGCTATTCCCGAAATATAAAGCAAAGGTCTTAAAAGAATTTTTATAATTTGCCAAATCATTAGCGACATTTTCTGTTTCTTTTCTGTATTGTTCAACTTGAGCATTATAATTACCTGTATTTACCCAATAATCAGTGTTAGTAATGTCAATATTTACAGGTACAGGTACTTTACTTGTAAAGCTGTTACCTAAGTGCGTCACAATACTTAATGCTTCATACTGCAAAGCCTTATTCCACTCACCCATAATTTTAGGTACATACCTAGCACCAACATATTGTCTGTTAATTAATCCATTCATATTATAATTACCTCTCTTTCTTAATAGCTTAATACTAAATGACCATAGTCATAGTTGCCAACACCAATATTATTATCAATGTCTAATCCTGTTGTATTGAAAGTAATGCACTCCCAATGATTTGGAATTGTATAAATAATATACCCTTCGTCACTAATTGTAACGAAAATCATTGTAGCTAAATATTGAGCTATAATGCTTTCTGCGTAGCTTGTATCAAAATTATTAATCCAATTTTGTACTGTCTGTACATCCTGTTTTAGCTTGTCTATTTCATCATTCTGTAATTTGTCAGTTTCAATCAAATTATTAATATAAGATACCATTTTGCACAGAATTTCATAATAGCTTAAGCTATCATCATAGACAAGAGGTAAAACCTTGTAGCACCAAAACCGAAAAAAATCTCTGTCACAGTTGTTCATAAAACGCACCCCTTCCTAGTAAATTGTAAAGAATAAGTCCTTAAGATCATCAATAACCAACATATCAATGTTTAAAAAAGTCTCTCTAAATTTTAGTAGCATTTCTGATTGATTACCATCAAAACCTAAAATTTTGTCAACATAGCTGTCGCTTCTATTACCTGTTCCTGTTTCGTTATCAGTACTGCTACCGTTTAGCGTACTACTCGTACCGTCCGTACCCACATTATGAGTGGCATTAGTTAAATAATCATTACTATCGAGACCAGCAATACCGCCCTGAGGTGTATCACTGTAATAGCTCCAAGTATTGGTGCTTCCATCCGTTCTTGAGTTGGTAGTATTAGTGCCATTTCTGTTAGTGGTTTTGGTTTCGCTTCCACTACCTTCATGTGTAACACTCCTGTCCACACTAACTAACGGTTGAATTTTTAATAATTCGCTCTGATAAAGTTGGTTATAATAAGGCATTATGTTTTTCATTTTATCAGCTAAAAATAACTTCCATCTACCTACAGTTTCGCAGCATATTTCTCTTGTGTAGTAATGTCTTAAAATCTTCTTACAAAGCTCTGCTCTATATTTTTCATCAAAAATAGGAAAGTCGCTAAAAATCTTGTTCCAAGACTTATCCAGTATATCTTCAATGTCATTAAATCCGTGCGACTCTGTAATCTTAGCACTTGTTTCACAAATAAATCTAACTTGCGTTGTATATTTACTCATAGTCATCCTCCATCCTGTCCTCATTCTGATTGAATATATCACGGAAATGACAGCTTATCTGAGTATCGAACATTCTGTTAATCTGCTCACAAGCCTGTTGCCTTGCAAATTCTCGAGAATATCTGTTAGCCATTACACCACCTTGAAGTCTCTGCACTTCATCCTTAATCATTCTTTCTTTTTTCTGAATACTAATGTTTGTTATACCTAGATAAGTTAGAGCTTCATTCCAGAGATTAACCTTTAATTCATATAACTTATCAGCCACATAGGGCGCACCTGTTGTGAATACACCAAAGGAGCTTCCGTCACCATCCATAAAATCGTTAGAAGCAAAAATAACAGGTTGATTGCCATCGTACTCCATATAAGCATTTTGTAGAGCTAATTGTTGCTGTTCACTACCTTTAATCAAAATCGGAGTTCTTTGAGCCTTGCAGTTAATATCAATAGATGCGTCAAGTTCGGCTAGTCTCTTAGCGTATATTTCCATCTTATTTTTACAACACCAATGTGTCATATTATCCCAAATAATAACACTGTCACTTCTGCCGCATACACGTTGATAGCCATTAGAAGCATACGCACGTCTATCTAGAGGAATGTTGTAAACATCAAGTTGACCACCTAGAGTACAACATAGGCACAGATTACCCATAACCTCATCATTAAAATACAACATAGCTTTATTTTCGAACAGACCAACTTCAATAAATCTAGCATCTACAGTGCTAGGAAGACCGACCCACTCAAACGAGCTAATTGCTATTTCTGTAAATAAGTCTAAATATTGATCAAAGGTGTAAAGCTGATAACACACGCTGTCAATAAAAGAAGTTCGGCTAATACTACGTCTTGCCTTTCTTGCTTTGCTCATTTTATCTCCCTCCCTTCTAAACTGAATTGTCAAGTGAATAATTACCTAATTCATTAGGGTGTTTCCAAAAGGTGATACCGCTATTAAAATAACTTTCAATCAAGGCTATATCGTCACTAGGCGCACCGCCTACGATTGTACAATCAACAGTTTTTGTATAATTCCAGTGAGGTCTGCTTGATACATTAGGTATTTTTGTTGAGTGGCAAGCATATCCAAAGACATCAAAATACTTGTCTATAGCCTTAGCATACTCAGCAGTGATAGACTTTCTCTGTGCTTCAAAACACACTTGTCCTTTACCAAAAAGTGCGTTATTAGTAGCATAATTGCCCTTTACATCATTAGCAGAAATACTGGCCGTGTAAGCACTTGTTAATATATTTTGCACACTACCCAGTGCTGAATTACTTGACTGTCCATTAATCATTCCTGTAGCAGTTTGAACGGCTGACGGAATAGCGTTAATTGTAATCGGTACAGCGTTTTGAGCAACCCACGCGTTAAATGCGTCCACATTCCATGAACATAAAGGGAAGATGTCAAGTGTGATTGTTTCTGTCATATCCATTCTGCCTGTGCCAGTGGTTTTTGTGGACTTGTATCGGTCAAGTCTTAGCACTTCTTGCACTGGCATTGTCATGTTACCAACTATGTTATAATAAGGCGTAAGATTTTCTGAAAATTCATAGCGTTGAATTAATGTCTGGCCACAGTTATTTCTTACTTCGTTAAAATTATAAGGGTAGGTGTAAAGCTTCATGTTTCGAGGCTTGTAGCCGTTTAATGTGTCAGTATTACTAATTGGTCTACCAGTAACATTTATTGGGTTAGTATTCCCAGTAAAAGTAATATTAACCCCTTCGTCTGTAACATTAACAGGAAGAATATCCGTAGGGCAGGTGTATAGTGCTAAAATATTGTTAGGGGTAGATAAATATTGATTTAAAAAATTGGTAAGGTTGTTTCCGCCTCTTTCTGTGTTAGCAAAGGCTTTTATTTGATAGCCACTATAAACACCGTCGTATAGATAACCACCTGTTGTGGCAAGTAGTACCATGGTACAAGTACTTAAAGAGCCTAACCCAATTGACTGCGCGACATCATTGTAAACATATTCGCCACACTCAACATTTTCGGGTAGGATATGCTCACCGATGTTATCGGTTAGACTATGCTCTCTTTCAACAAAACATTCTTTTAGTTCAATATCAAACCAGTAAGTTTGTAGAACATCAATTTGAAAGCTTATCTCAGCGGTAACATTGTTAATATACTCAATTCCAGTCACAAATGCATAAAACCATCGAGTACTGAAAGCCGAGTTTTGAAACATCATGTAATTGCAATCATATAACGCGTCTGCTGTAGCCTGTAAACGGCATTTACCCTTATTAACTCTGTTGTAAGTTACTTTATTAAAATGCTTTTTGGCTTTACTAATAAAATAATCTGCCTGTGTTTTCTTATCTGAAAAATAAATTGTGTGTTTCTGCTGAGTGGAAAGTGGTACTCCACTCAGCATGTACACTTCACTATCGGGTACTATGTACATAATTCATCATCCTTTATTTAATACGATTTTATCACCTACAGAACTAGTGCCAGTGATTTTGTTTAGATCAGCTGTGTAGGTTGTTCCATCTAAATCAGCTACAAGAGTTATTTCTGTTTCAGATTTTGTTGACGGAATTATAATAGCACCATATTTCACCACGGCAATACCCTCTGTTGTAAGAGCTTTGGTCTGTACAAAATTAACTGAATTAGGTGCAAGTGTAGCTTTGTCATCCTGCGCAGTAAGTGTAAAGATAGTACCGACCTCAGATACCTCTTTTCCTGTGATTTCAACAGTAATTGTGTCAGGCTTGGCAATTGATGCATTACTGTCAACAAAAACGATTGCATTAGCAAAAGGTGAGTATGAAATAGTTTTCCAAACGTGCAGCCAATAATTCCAATATAAACCACTACCTACACGTGTTTCGTCAAATTCAAATAAGTTATCATAAACTTGAAACCATTCTTCATCAACCAAAACTCCCTTAACGTTTTTCATAAGATCAAGCTCAGCGGCCGTTACTTCTTCAAGACCCGAAGACTCTTCTCTGATGGCTTCAAATCTTTCGTTGTCAAACGAACTGAAATCGTCAATAAGATGAAGTTTACCAATGAAATCCGCTTTATTCATATTAAAAGCACTAGCAAGAACTTCAACATCAAATTTAGCATTAAAATCAGCGTCCATAAAAATGCACTGTTTATCAATTGATGTGTTGTTCTGCACATGAGCTTCATTAAAACGCCCTGTCATATCAATAGGTAGTAAATTTGATTTTCCCCTAAAAGCTACAGCCACACTATTCATGTCGCTAGTATCAATAGGCTGTGGGTATACTTTTCCGTGAGAAATTGCTTTAATGAGCAGATACTTATAAAGTAAGTACTCGTCATACTCTGCGGACTGATAAACTTGGCCAATAATTGATGTAATAAGGTTAGTAACACCGTTGGCAGATGTAAAGGCTCGTTTTAATGCCTGTTTCTCAATAGTAATTGGATACATTACTCTCCAATTTGTGATATGAAAGACTGACTGAACATTAGGAAGAGTACGTTTAAACTCCCTACTAGCTCCCTTCTCGGGATCATATTTTACAGCCTTGATAATACCAACAAAAATATCCTCTACAGTTTCGCCAAATTCGAGATAGCCCTTCTTGAGGTGCTTATAAGGATTGTTAAAAGTTGCACTCTGCATACGCACCAAGGCAATTCTATTAATTAAAGCGTTGATAAATTCGTTGGAGTGTGTCGGATTTCCAAAAAGGATTTCTCCAACTTTTGGGATGTCCTGTTCCTTCTCTATGCATGGTACATCGTTCTGGTAAGCGTATGACGCATTATTTCTGATAACATTAAGAATATCAATTGAGCGTGCATCAAGTTTCGTTTTAGCAATTATTCTAGCCATTATTCTTCCTCCTCTTCAAATAAATCCTCGAAAGATTTGTACTCTTTCTCTTCCTCTTCGTGTTCTGCCGGTGTGTCTAGTTCATCTTCCTTTTTATCAACAAAACGTGAAATATATTTCTCTCTCCACATTTTGTCGTTTTCCTCGTATTTCTGTTTCCACTCGTCAGCATCGGACGAGTCGATTGAGTCGGATATATCCTCAATAATCTCAATTGTTTCATCATCATTTCTATCACCGACATATTTTCTTACTTTTTCAATAAGTTCGTCTTTTGATAATTTAGCCATTATCGTTCTCCTTTCTTAAAATCGTCTGTGTAACATCATATAAATAGGCATATGCTTTCTTGTTGATGGTGTGGGTGGTGTAGGCGGTGTAGGTGAACCACTTAGATATTCAAACCAATTCTTACCGTTTTGTATTCTTTCGTCAAGTGCTACAACACCTGCGCGCTCACGTTCAAAACAGTAAGCCTTGACGGCTTCTTCAACATCCTTTAGTTGAGAAAATTGTAAACCACTATACGGATAACTTTTAGTAGGTATCCACTGGCCGCCATAGCCTTCAAGTACTTCTGCATTAATAAGCTGGCACTGTAAGTTGCCATCTTTCCAGTCCTTACCTTGAGCGCTTGCGTAGTCGGTGAGGTTTGAGGAAGGTGTCCACTGAATAAGACCCCATCCACTAGATACACTTGCTCTTTCTTTTATCCCGGGGTTTAACGTACTTTCTCTCTGAACATTACCTAGCATGCCACAGATACTTTCAAGGGTATATTTTCCTTTGAAGTAACTATTAAATTCTACAGCGTTGTTCTCCATCTGCGCTCGTGTCAGATACTTACTAGTACCTTCAATAACTACCCATGCCATTAAATTACCTCACTAAGAAGTGCTTTCCATGTATTGTTACCACACTCACCATCCTGTAAAAGATTGTGGTCTTTCTGAAAATTAATACACGCAGATACACAGCCTTTACCGTATTGAGTATCAATTGCACCAGTATAATATCCTAACTTTGACATTAGTATTTCAAATACAGTAACATCGTTATTTTTAGCACCCTTTTTCAATAAAGACATATTTGCTAATTTCTCCTTTTTAAAAACAACAATTCTTTTAACAAGCACTAAGTCGTTCCGGCGAGAAATATTAGTAATTGAAACACCCTTACCCTTGTTTGTTTTTGTGTTTTTACTGTTTCCTATCGATTCAATCATTTGTGTGGCATTAATAGCAATTGCTATATGGGTAATTCTCTTGACTGATTTACCGAAATAAAGTAAATCAGCACTTTGAATATTTGTTACTTTTTTGCCTAATGCTGAGTAGCCTTGTGCTGTAGTTCTTGGTAGTTTCATGCCACACTTATTAAGTACAGAATACACAAAACCACTGCAATCATATCCGCCCTCTGCTTCGGACTCTCCACCCCATACGTAGGGCTTTCCGAGATACGTTCTCGCCGTTGTTACAATATCACTACTTGTCACTCACATTCACCTCACTGTCAAGCTTATCACAAAGTTTTTGAAGCACGACTGTATTATTGTTGAGTGCTTCTGCAAACTTGGCTGTCTCTTCCTTATGTGCGTCATTAATTTTGTTAATGTAATAACACATAATTAAACACATTCCTATGGGAAAGCCAAGCGTGGAAATTAATGTTGATAAGTCGTTAATCATAATAGTGGCCTCCTTTCTTTTTTCTTATTATAACACATTATCCACAAATTATCAACAAATTATCAACATTAATTTGACAAATTGTGGATAATTTGTTATAATAAACTAAAGGAAGTGAATAAATGAAGTACTATGATGGCACTAAGCTATTAAGCATGAAAGATATTAATGGAAATGTACCGGAAATTTATATTTCAACATCAAATAGAAGTGCAGGAAAAACTACATATTTTAATAGGTATCTAATTAATCGCTTTTTAAAGTATAATGAGAAATTTTGTCTACTCTACAGATTTCAAGACGAGTTAAAGGACTCCGCTGACAAATTCTTTAAGGATATACATAATCTTTTTTTCTCAGCATACACCATGAAATCTGTACAAATTGGTAATAGTAAAATGTATGAGTTATTTTTGTGTAGTGCATACGACGAAGATGATGAAGGGAAATCCTGCGGCTATGCTGTCGCACTAAATTGTGCGGATAAAGTAAAAAAATATTCTCATTATCTAAGTGATGTATCAAGAATACTTCTTGATGAATTTCAGTCTGAGACTAATCATTATTGTGCTGATGAAGTTAGTAAATTTATAAGTATTCATACTTCAATAGCAAGGGGTAATAATAGCCAGGTTAGATATGTTCCTGTAATAATGATTTCAAACGCTGTAACTCTTCTTAATCCTTATTATACAGCTTTAGACATCACTGATAGACTCACCTCTGACGTTAAATTTTTACGTGGTGATGGGTTTGTTCTTGAGCAGGGTTATAACGAAAGTGCTTCTATGTCACAGGAAAGTTCACTATTTAATAGAGCTTTTAACAAATCTAATTATGTGGCCTATGCGTCACAGAATGTCTACCTCAATGATAATAACGCTTTCATTGAAAAAATGAGGGGTCAGAGTCGCTATTTATGCACGCTTAAATATAAGGGTGGTGAATATGCCGTTAAAATGTTTGAAGAGGAAAGTATTGTTTACTGTGACAAAAAAGTTGATACAGATTTTAAACAAAGAATTTCGGTTACAACAGATGATCACAATATCAATTATGTAATGCTCAAAAATAATGCCTGGTTAATAGACTATATGAGATACTTCTTTGATAGAGGTTGTTTTAGATTTTATTCACTTGACTGTAAAGAATGTATTCTTAAGGCTCTAGCTTATTATTAATGGTATCTGCGTTAGTTTTTTTTGTAACATGGTGCGAAAGGCTCTTTGAAATATAAGACGCACTTGTGTAGTTGGATTTATGCCTATCCATGCATTAAGAATTAACGTTAGAGATATATTAAAGAGACAGAATTTATTCTGTCTCTTTTGTTATCTCATTTTATATGTTGTCTCTTGTAACACTATCCCTCCTCTTATTCTCACAGGTCTAAGTTTTCCGTATACTTCCAGCCCTTGCTTGAAATCAGCAAGCGTTCTCCTTGTTTTTAAAAATTCTTGCTGAATTGTAGGATATTTCTCCAGTTCATCATCTGTCACCCCCTCCATTGATTTAATAAACAAATCCTTGCATCTATCAGGCATGCCTGCACATTTTACATTATAGTATGGCTCATTAATTGGTTCTTCATCCTCGTGCGTAACATGCTCAATATAAGTTTTCTGACGAACAAAAATAGCCTCATTCCAAAAACTCTCTAGTTTCCAAGAGCAGAAATTAGTGGGGTGTATTTTAATACCTTTAATATTTTTCTTTGTAGTGCAACAATGTATGCTGTCTGTGTCAGCGTATACAAAATATTTATAGTTTTGCTGTGCTGCGCGGATTGTAAAATTTCTAGCATAACTTGTTATAGCTGATCCTATTGGGATATACATAACTTTCTTTTCATGTTCTTCAAATGTGGTAAAACCTAGTGAGCCATCGTCCTTCTCTCTTGCCACTTTAAAAGAGGATATATCCGAACTGCTAAGTTTTCCATATAAGTTATTTAAAAAGAGTTTTGCTAGTGTTCGCCTTGCCCCTCTACTATTTTGCTTAATTTCCTTATACTTATTAATATACTCGTCAAAAATTCCTGTTATAGTTCTAAAGTAACATCCATCCAATAACTCAAAATCTACAAGGTTATAATGTTCTTGTAACAGTTCAAAATCGGTTTGAGTAAGTACCATTTCAACAATAGCTTTTTTAATATTTCCGTCAAAATCTTTGTACCATGTGCATACATTTCCTGTATCTTTATCAACTATATCAGATGTTTCAAGCATTTCAGTAGCATTATACAAAAAGCTACCTTTAATTTGTATAAATGGTAATTTATTTTCTTTCATGTAAAATCGTGTGCGAATACGAACAAAATAATAATATTCGTCTGTAAGACATTTTGCCGGAATTTTACCTTTGAAAAAAACTGGCTGACCGTAGGGGTAATAATTACCACTTTCTGAGTGCATCATAGATGGATACAAGCTATTAACGTCCGCTGTTATACCCTCAGTGTAAATTCTGTTTTCGCATCCCTTCTTTAAATAACACCACCCACCCCTGTATGAATGTCTTATATACTCGTCTGCATTTGAGTATTTATATTCATGTGGGTTTAATTTAAACTGTGTTAAATCGGGAAAAAATGCTTGATAGTCTTGTTTGTCAACTGTAGCTTTAAATTCACAAAGACAACACGAGCCGATAGTAAGTTTTAAGTGCCCCTCAGATTGCATAATTTCTAATGCTTCTTTAACTACCAACACATCGTTAGCAATATAACGTTTTTCTTCAGATGTAATTGAACAACCTGCATATCTATAACCCTTATATTCCATATTTAATTTTCGGTGCTTTGTTTCAAAGCTTTTTCCAATTTGTTCAACTGAAAACGGCAAGAGTTTCAAACTATCTCTAATCTCAATCACTGCATATGGTGTCTTGATAAGTATACTATACCACTGCCCCATGTCTGAAATTGAATACACAAAAGATTTTGGTGTTAAATCTTTTTCTTTTAAAAAGTGTACATCACTATCGTTATTCGGGTTTACATAAATTTTTTGTTCATATTTCAAATCCGTGAGCAAGAAGGATAACCAAAACGAGCCGTCAAACTTTAGGTTATGGTAATATATGCAAATATTCTCTTTTAAGTCATAAAGATAATTATATGTCTCTCTAATTGAATGATGAATTTTAACATCCTCAGTGCCTAGTTCCACAACTGCTGAAGCCCACACTTCCGTAAATGCCTGGCCTTCGTATACGGTAGTCTCAAAATCACCTACCATATATTTCATTTGCTTTTTCATATTTCTTCCCACGTTTCATCACTGGCTAATGCTTTATCAATTTCTGCCTGTTCTGCATCGCTTGGTAAATTGCCACTTATTAACGTATATAAATGCTGTACGGCTGTTCTTGATACAGCGCTACTGGGATGATATTTAATTATAACTTCACATGTTGATAAAAAATCCTCACTTGCTTGTGCTATGGAATACAGCACAGCGTCTACGCCATACTTTCCAATTTCTGACTCTAAAAGATTATTTAACAAGTCTGCTGACTGGGATTGTTGAACACCCACGTTTGCTATCATGGACTGTACTTTATCCAATACTAATTTTGAAGCATGAAACGTTTGTTGCCATTCTTTGTCAGACTTAATTCGATTATAGTCCGCTTGGTCTTTTTTTCTTCTCCTGGTTTCCCATGCTTTCCTGGACGCTTCTTGTCTTATTTCTCTTTTTCTCTGCTCGACTGTTATTGGTTGTCCTGTTACTGCACTGATGGCATAAGCTTTCTTATAAAGCTGTGTCGATCTAATCTTTGATAGTCTTCTTATTGAGCCACTTGTTATAGTTTTTGGTTTTGGTGGTATAAGGTTAGGCTCGAACACATACCCTCTTTTTTCAGCGTATCTAATAAACCGTTTAATTCTATTTCGCTCCTTATTATATTCCTTTAAGAGCTGTGACTTCTTGGTTGTCTTGCCCATACACTTTAAACCTCCTATGCTTATAAGTAAATAAGGGGGTAAAAACCCCCCCTTATTAAATAATCTAAATAATTAAAGTATCATTAATTGGTAAAATTTTCTACCAGTATTGGATGTATTCTCGCATACCTCTATAAGGGCATGGCCATCATCTGATATTATATCCTCAAGCATATCTAACGTTTCATTAACAGTCTTAGAAATGCTTGTAAAAACTGCTCCATCTTTATCAACAAGCACTGATACTTTTACTGGATTGCCATCCTTATCAGTATCAGCATATGTGCCGACATTGACAACATCAATCTGTAATCCCTTCTCAATTTTCTGTGATGATGCTTTTGCATTAAATAACTCTTTCTTTGATAACATGATATTAACCTCCTATTTTACTGTGCTGTGCCTGCTTTGTCTGTTTTTACTTCCTCTGCTTCTTCAATGTACTTGCTGAGTGGCATTGTGTATGTCTTTGTGACTGCTTTCTTGTCTCTGATTGCTGAGATTTTAAAAATATCTGTCTCATACATTTTACGGATGTAATCAAAAAGTTTCGCTTCATCCTTTGGTGCTTCACTCTCATAGACTGGGTAAGTCTTGAGCTTAGGCTCGCACGTAACTATATCCATCCCAATTACTGTGACGTTTAGTGTGCTGATTGTTCTTGTTATGCTTGGTTTTCTCATTTTTAATATCCTCCTTGTTTTTTGTAATGAGTTTGCCTTGTAACTTATTGTAACTTGTTGTAACATGCACCATTGGTGCAAGGACTAGTGTGTGGAATTGCACCACACCTCAGCTTGGTTACTGCTAGTTAAGATTTATTAAAAAATATGCTTTATTAATATCTTTTTTATATACCATAGTAATATCGTGCACTAATTCACTCATTAACTCTGATGGTATATCCTCTGATGAACCCTCATATACAATACTCTGTGTAACATTGTCATAAACCTTAATTATCTCGTTATTTAGAACTAAATATAGATTATAAAGTACCATATTGATATCCTCCTGCCTTCTCTTGTCCTTTGTTAAGTTGTAACTTCCTTACATGTATTATATTATCACATTTAACAGAAAATTTCAAGTACTCTTTTTAAAAAACTAATAAATTTCTATGTAAAGAATACCGTCTTTTAAATAGTGAGCTTTAACTGGACTATTGATATGTTCTATCAATTTACTAGTTTTAATGCGCTTTCCATTTTTAAATGCTTTTATTTCGTAGCAGGGTAATATATTCATTAATTGTAATACATCGCACACCCTGGGTACTTCACTGTCAATATATTGACTAATCATCATTATTGTTAACATAATAAATGTCACCATAACTAATACTTTATATATATCCATTTTGTTAATCCTCCAGCACAATAAAAAATTCATTTCTTATAATATCTATTTCCGTAACTGTTCTTTCAAGTAATTCAGTTGTAATATAGACAGCTTTATCCATATATACCCAATGCCTACTCTCAGTTATGATATTCAAAGCGGCATTACCATCAATAACGCTAATTAAATCTTTAAGTTTCATTTAACTTATCTCTCCATTCTTTTACTTCATCAATTATGATTTCTGCTAGTCCTGTAGCTGTGAGCTTAGACTCAAATAATCCGAATGGTGCTTTAAATATGTGGTTATATCCATCGGCGTATATATGTATGATTATTGACGATATTGAAGGTTCAATATACGTTTTAACTCTGCAATCAATAAACTCTGGCGATGACTCTATTAGTGTTTTAACTACTTCTAAATATTGCGCGTGCATTGTGTTCCTCACCTACTTCCTACTCTCTTATAAAATTCGTTTTTCCCAGCCATG